CCATTAAGCATAGTTGTACGTACACTTTTCATGTAATCGTTATTCCATGCTTCCATTGGAGTATGTTTGCCAAAGTTTGCAGGTTTGCCATCTTCCATTTTTACAAGACCAACTTCGTGATCGTCTCCAGCTCCACTAGCATTAGCAGTACAACATAAGCGCATATCACCGTTAGGCCTAGTTGCCATGTGTATCCACGGAAGTACACAAAACGTACTACTAGAAACAGATTCAAGCTCTCTTTGAAACTTGCCTAATCTAGTATCTTCTTTATCGTAGTGCCAATCTGTCATAACATTTCTCTTTCAATAAATTGATCTTGTGGTTGTGAGATATTAAATGTTTTAAACTTACCACATGTTCTTGCACACATTAGCATTTTATCTTCATTCCATTTCTTTTTCCATATGTTTTGCCAAACGTCAGAGTCAATAATATTTTTTATTCCTTTAGTTGCATCAAGATTGCTTATACCGCCAAAGTCACTTATCATTTTACTATATTGTCCTCTTAACATATCTATAACATCTTCGCAAACATGTGCAGGATCATAATGAGTCATTGGAGTTTGTGCTAACCAACAACATGGTAATACTGTTTTAGAACCATCAATGTATATTTCTTTTATTTGTTGTACATGACAATCTATTTCTGCTTCGTCTAAAACTGATTTATAATTGTCAATAACTTCTTTAGGTAAAAAGTGTGTTTCGGTATCAGATGGTGCTTCTAAACTATACAGTGGAATTTTATTTTTATCCCATACATCATACTTAGGCTCAACTAAAAATCTTGATGTGTTTTTAACTGTGAAATCTTGGAAGCCTAACTCTTTTGCAATTTGTCTACATTTATCAACTTGGTGCTCGTTGTGTTTGAATTTGATATATGTCCAGTTAGCACGGCCTCCGGCTGCAATAAATGTTTTTGCATTTTCAATAATACGATTCCAATCTGTGCCAACTCTATATAATTTATGAGTGTCTTCTAGTCCGTCAAGAGCAAAGTAAACGCAATGGTCTTCTGGTAATGCTTTTGCTAGATCTGACCACCATTTTGCATTCCTTAAACTACCGTTTGTATGTATACCTATTGCTGTCTTAGGACTGGTGTCCTTTACATATCTGCACATATCAATAAGACTGTCATTTAGTAATGGATCGCCAAAGTTACCACAGAAGTACGCACGGTTAATTGTGTCTAATACTTCTTTGTTAATAATAGTTTTAAAATCGTCCAATGTCCATTGTACTATTCGTAATAGCGGATTTTCTACTCCGCTGTGTATGTTTCTTGAACACATTGGACATTTTGCTTGACAGTTTGTTGTTAGCTCAATGTGAATAGTTTTTAGATCATTAAAGTCAAACATTAAAGGTTTCCTATAATCATAAATCTTTTGTACTTAGGTAATTCTAATTCAGCTGAGTGTAATACTTTTAACTTAGACTTTCTTGCAAATTCTTCTAATGATGCACTACAGTTAACATGTTCTTCAAGGTCAAAATAGTTATTTGATTGTAATATTATCTTCGAGCCTTCTGGAACATTACTTAACCATTTATTATATTGTTGTTGACTAATATGTTCGCAACTTGTATTAATAACAAAATAAGGTTTATTTGTATATTCGTAATCACACATATCTGATGTTACTGCTATAAAACGTCCTTCCATTTCTTGACGTTTGTTAATTGTCAGTGCAACGGTTTCGCATACAGGATCAATGTCTACACTTGTAATATGTTTAAACCCTATGCTACTATTAAACAGCATGTTAGCTAACACTCCATTCCATCCACCAAATATAACTACTTCAGCATTGGCAACATGATTAGACTTTTCTAAAGTTTCAATTAACCAAGTTTTTGATTTTAACTGGCCTCCCCAAAAACTTTCAAGTGTACGGTCTCTATCTTCGCTGTTGCGAATAGCGTCCATCCAAAACTTTATATCTTGAATATCAATCTTCATTACTTTACCTTTGGTATCTTACTGTCTGCACTACTTACACATGTATCGGTAATACACTTAGTTGGTGTCTTAAACAGCGTAAAACCGCCCTGTAGCGTACCTAATGGTTTATCGCTACAACTATATGCTCTCTTGACAGTATCACCGCTTATAATGCAGCTTTGATATCCTGCGTTACATGTCCAATCTTTAAATTTATTAAATCCAAAAGCGTTCATGCGTTCAGCTTGGTCCAACCCATAGTCGTTGCCTTTGGCATCTTCCATGTACATTTGCATTACTTCTTTTTCTTTCCAGTGCTGTGGGAATCCTCTTTGCATTCTTGTGATTTGTTCTTCAGTGTATCCATGTACAACGAAAGATGCGGTGGGGTCAGATTGGGGTTTGAGAGTGACATTGATACCTCTGGTGGCAAATCGTTCCAGGCGTTCGTAAAGTTCCTCAAACATTTCAGGAACCATAACTTGATTGATCGTAACATAAACTCCTCCTTTCATAAGCTGAAGACATTTATCTCCAAACTCTTGTTCATTAGCAAACTCTGCATGATAACTTGCAGTAATACTTCGACGGTGTAAATGCTGTGTAGCATCAATAAATCTGTTCCACCATTTACTACCTGGACTTAAATTCGTTGTTAGATGCAAACTTAGATACTTAGCATCATCATCGTTGGCATAGTGTTCTATTAAATCACCAAACTTCTTATACGCAGTAGGCTCACCACCACTAAAGCTAAAGTGGAATTCTGTAAAGCCATTATCTCTAGCCTGACGTTTTATCTCATCAAGCGCATTAGTATATATTTCAAACTCCTGATGATCCGGTACATTCGTGTTTGCATACGGCCAACAGTAGCTACAACTGTAATTACAAAAGCGGCCTAATATCCAGCTAACATTAAACAATGGCTGGTCAAGCATGGTCTTTTGCCCAAACTTAACAATATTGTGAAACGGTATTAAAGTAAAATCATTCATTATATACGTATTTAACCACTTTAATGCTTGACAAACACAGTCTAGGCTTATATAATAGAACATGCAGCAAACGAATGCCGCATTTTAAAAGGAAAAATAGTATGAGTAATTTAGAAAACCTCAAAACAAACTTTGAGGCGTTTTTGGAAGAGAACGTAAAATTTGAAGCAGGCAACGGCGCAGCTGGTACAAGAGCTCGCAAGGCACTACAAGAAATCACTAAGGCAGCTAAAGAAATTAGAAAAGAAATTACTGACACAAAAAATGCACGGAAAGATACAGCATTAGGACAGTAACCACCCATAAACGTGTAGGGCCTTTGCGCCCTACATTTTATCTACACATAAAGGAAAAGTAAATGACAGCAGTACGTCTAGTATGCTATTCAAAAGCGACGGATGATTTTGAAGCAGAAGGTTTAACAGATCTACAGGAACTCATTGCATTTTGTGCAAAGGTTTCAAACCCTACAGCACAGATTAACAACGATACAAGCGAACGATTAATTAAGTATTTGATTAAACATCAACACTGGTCACCACTTGAAATGGTTAATGCCACATTGGAAATTGATACCACTCGAGATATTGCACACCAGGTTGTTCGACATCGTAGTTTTGCGTTTCAAGAATTTAGTCAACGGTATGCTGATCCAGCAAGTATGGGTGATCAGTTTGTAATAAGTGAAGCACGTTTGCAAGATCCTAAGAACAGGCAGAACTCTGTTGACTTAGATCCTGAAAGTGATGGACATGCTATTCTCCAAGGCACTTGGAAAAATAAACAACAAAGAGTAATTGATGCCGCAAAAGATGCATATGACTGGGCAATTGAAAATGGTATTGCTAAAGAACAAGCTCGTAAAGTTTTGCCAGAAGGCTTAACTAAGTCACGTTTGTATATGCAAGGTAGTATTCGCAGTTGGGTACATTATATTGACCTACGTGGATCCAATGGCACTCAAAAAGAACACATGGAAATTGCCCATGCTTGTGCTAAAGTAATTGCAGAAATCTTTCCGTTGATGGACACAATTAAATCGTAAAGAGAAAAAATCTCTTGACAAATGATATATATCAGCGTATAGTTAATTTTTCTACAGGATATACAGGAGCAAAAAATGGCCAGGGCTAACAAAGCAGCAGCTAAACCTAAAAAGAAAACCGTTCGGGCGGCACCTCGCATCATGCGTGGAGCAAAGCTAAAAGAACCTAGTTGGGAAGGATACGAAGAGTGGACTGGTGAAGAAGTTCATAAGTTTCGTAGATTTACTTCAACTTGGTACTACGAAAACTTTAAACCCGACGACTTATACGGGGATGTTTACGAATGGATGAAAAATGAAGGTACTTACACTGACGAACAGATTAAATGGGCAAAAAATGCTCCTAAATCAGCGTTGAGTGTTACAGCTGGTATTGTTGCTAGAATGGACATGCAAGGCGCTCCTAGGGATTGTACTGTAGAAGCAGAACATTGGTTATCATTAGCTGGTACAAGTGGGCATTTAAAATCATCAATTGAATTTTTAGAAAAAAGAATCTATAATGCTATTGAACAAGGCAAAGACAAAATTGAAGAAAAGGTAGCTGAAGAAAAAGCAAAAAGCAATGTGCGTGTTCTTACTATTCAAGAACGTATTCGAGAGCAGTCTGTTGCAGCGTGTGAAAAGTTTGACCTGTGGTTGGACGACTTTTGTGACGATCCAAAGAAGTTTGATCCAAAGAAGTTTGACTTTGCAAGACATTTTGCAGTAATGAAAATTACTCAAGCTCATGCAAGGATGATAGCATCGATGTATCAGCCCGAACTTGATGAAATGAAAGAATATGTTTCACCGACTAAGTTGTCTAAGAAGGCAACTGAAATGGATCACGATCATGCAGCACAATTGCAAGAAGCATATGCACATGTTAACAAAGCTGATGCTAAGAAGTTTATTGCAGCATTAGATCGACTAGTAGGCGCATGTGATGTTATTATTGAATCTAGTAAAGCAACACGTAAGCCTCGTAAGCGTAAAGTGTACAGTGCAGATAAACTTGTTGCTAAGATGAAATATGCTAAGACTGATGACAAGTATCAATTAGCTAGTATCAATCCAGAAGATATTATCAAAGCTAACGAGCTTTGGGTGTTTAATACTAAAACACGTAAAATTGGCAAGTATGTTGCTGATATCATCGATCCGCTAGGTGCAGGTCGAGAAGGTAGTGGACTTAGTGTAAAAGGTACAACTATTACTGGGTTTAAAGAAACTGAAAGTATTCAGAAGACCTTACGTAAACCTGAAGAACAACTTAAAGAGTTTAAGACATCCGGTAAAGTTAAACTGCGAACGTTCTTAGATGATATTAAAGCGGTTGATATTAAGCTAAACGGACGCATAAATAATGATATAATATTATTGAAAGTACAATAGCGAAAACAGCTTTTCTGCGTAAAGGAATAAATAGTAGTATGGATCAGACAAAACTTAATCAAGCACTCTTAGACTTAGAATCAGCACTCACAAACGATGGTGGCTGGGCTACAAATCAGTCAGTAATGTTTAAAACCGATGTTAACGGCAAAGGCATATTTTGGGCTGGCAGCGACTACACTAAACAACTTGTGTTGATGGAGGATAATATCTTTTCAACTGAGAATGTAGACGTTGCTAAAAACAAAGGATTCAAAGTAGGTGGACTTGACGTATTAACACAAAGCGCACTAGGTAGCAGTGTTACTGAAAGTAACCTTAAAACATTAGGTAGATTACGTGGGTTGATTGTAGACGGTTCGATGTCTATTAACCAGTATGTTTACTACGATGCTGGATCTGATAGATTAGGTATTGGTACTGATCAACCAAATGGCCAAGTTAGTATTGCTGAAGATGGTATTGAAATTGTATTAGGTGCAGAAGATGCATCAAAAGCATATCTTGGTACATACGGTAGTCATGCTTTACACATCAAAACTGATAATCAAGATAGAATTGTTGTAGAAGCAGGTGGCAATGTTAAAATTACAAACGATGCAAAAATTGCTGGTAAGTTAGCAGTAGGTGTTTCAAATCCTGATGCACAGGTTGACCTACATGTTAGAGGTCCAATTAAATTTAACAACGCATTACACATTAACGGCACAGAAGCACCGCAAGGTGGAAATTACAATCAAGGTGATATTTGTTGGAACACTAAAGCAAGACAAAAATCATACATTGGTTGGGTATGTATCCAAGCAGGTAACCCAGGTATATGGGCACCATTTGGAGAAATTCGATAGCTTGTGCCAACGTTAGTATTAGGTAATGGAGAGAGTCGAAAAGGCTTAGATTTACCACAACTATTTCCAAAATACACATTAGTAGGATGTAACGCTGTACATAGAGATATGACGGTTGAACATCTTGTCTGTTGTGATCGACGCATGGTACACGAATCCACTGAGGGGTTGAACACAACGGACACAAAGATATATGTTCGTGAAGAAAACTATCAGTACTTTCGTAAAGTTAGAAAAGATAAACGTATTCATGCAGTGCCTGAACTTCCTTACACCGACGAACAAAAACAAAATCAACCTATTAACTGGGGCAGTGGACCGTATGCAGTGTTAGTTGCTGCAAACTTAGAGAGTGACGAAATAACTCTATTAGGATTTGATTTATACGGAATAAACGAGAAAGTTAATAACTTGTACAAAGGCACAGACAACTATTCAGATGAACATTCACATCCAATTGATCCTTCGTTTTGGGTTAGACAAATTGGATTAATTTTTAAACACTTTCCTAACAAACAATTTATTATAAAAAACATGCACGAATGGGACTTTCCAGCACAGTGGAAAAAGCCTAATGTGCGTTTTGAACAATTTTTTAAATCAATATCTTGACTTCTGCACAAGATCGTGTATAATTAGTATTATTATATTAACAAAAGGTCTTGGCGTCAACCCTTCTAATTCTGCCGCCCATATATAGGAGTTACAATTATGGGACAATATTTTTCAACAAAAACATACGGACACAACATTGGGTTGAGTGCTGTGTTTAGACAACCTAATGCTGATCATTCGCATTGTCATTTACTACACGGATACAGCTTACAATTTAAGTTTGTATTTGGTTGCAGTGATTTAGACAATAAGAACTGGGCAGTTGACTTTGGAGGATTAAAACCTTTGAAGGCTTGGTTAGAAGATCATTTCGATCACAAAACAGCAATTGATGTTAAAGATCCACACATGGAAACATTTATGGATCTTGAAGCTAAAGGCTTAGCAGAGATTAGAGTATTTGATGGTGTAGGTGCAGAGAAGTTTGCAGAACATGCATGGCAATTTGCAGATAAACTTATACGTGAAGCAACTAACAATCGTTGTTGGTGCGAGTCGGCAGAGTGTGCAGAACACGGTGCAAACAGTGCAATCTATACACCATATCATACACGCAGAGAAACATACAAGGAAGATTAAATGACGGAAGGTATGAGAATTATAGCAGGTCCGTGTCAGCACGAATCACTAAAGCAATCATTAAGAATTGCTGAAGAGTGTAAACGTGTATGTGAAAAGCACGGTATTGAATATTACTTTAAAGCTAGTTTTGATAAAGCAAATAGATCAAGTATTAACGGTCAGCGTGGACTTGGATTAAATGCTACACTACACGATTTTGAAACTATCAAAGATAGACTTCTTGTAAAGACAATCACTGACGTGCATACAGTACCACAAATCAATTGGATTACAGAAGGATTTAACGACACTGTAGATGCTTTACAGATTCCAGCGTTCTTATGCCGACAAACAGATTTAGTGCAGGCAGCATGTGCTACAGATAAAATTGTTAATATTAAAAAAGGACAATTCTTAGCACCATGGGATATTGAAAATATACTAAGTAAAACTGAAGGTGCCAAAGAGGTTTGGATTACAGAAAGAGGAACTAGTTTTGGATATAATACTTTGGTCGTTGATTTCACTGGTATGGATTACATGCTTAACAATATCAGTGCTGATATCGTATTCGACGTTACCCACTCTGTACAAAAACCAGGTGGTAACGGAAGCAGTAGCGGCGGCAATAGGGATTACGTTCCTGGCTTATGCCGGGCAGCAAGTGCTTTGGGTATTAGGAATTTCTTTTTAGAAGTACACGAAGATCCAGACAACGCACCTAGCGATGGACCTAATGCATTACATTTAAAAGATTTTGAAGCAGTGGTCGACAGCATTGTCCGCCATGCTGAGTGCTAATGAATGGCTATAGAAAACCACAACTTTACTAAGGCAGAACGTAAAGCGCAAAAAGCAGCTAGGCGTTTAGAAAAAGAGTTTAGAAATACTGATAAACTCCGTCAAAACGACAATGGCCCAGTAACAAACATTTTATGTGTTAGGTTTGGTAACAAGTACGGACACGAATATGTTATTAAACTACGCAACATGATTGCAAGACATTGTCATGTGCCATACACGTTCAATTGCTTAACTGATGATCCAAAACCTATAGAAGGCGTAAACAACATTGTTATACCAAACAAAGGATATCCTCGAGGTTGGTGGCACAAAGTACATATGTTTGATCCGTCATTACCATTAGAAGGTAGAATATTATACATGGATCTTGATGTTGTTGTACACAAGAGTATTGATAAATTTTGTAATGTGTGGCTAGATGATTTTATAGGAATTAGAGATTTTAATAGAAAGTTCCATCCTGGTTACAAACATTTAAACAGTTCAGTTATGGCATGGAATGCTAGAACCCAACAAAAAATCTTTCAAAGGTTTATTGAAAATCCAGCTCACGCTCAAAAACTCCACGGTGACCAAGATTGGATTTGGCAACAGTGTAGGGAAGAACTTAGATTTTGGCCTGACGAATGGATACAAAGTTACAAATGGGAAATACGCAGTCGTGATGAATTAACAATGCGTGACGGACAACGAAACTTTAGAGATATTAGAAACGATATTAAACCACATTCAGATTGCTCAATTGCAGTGTTTCATGGAGATCCAAATCCAGCACAAGTAAAAGATAGTTTTGTAGTTGACAACTGGCAATAAAGATAGTAATATAATATTATGTTTAACTTTAAACGAAATAAGAAAAGTTGGTTACGTTTTTACTCACTAGATGAGAACGTTGCTACCTTATATCCAATTGAGCCTGCAGGTAATGCAGACCGTAAATTTAATGATGTAGGAACTAGAAGGGTTCGCCCTGAAAGTGGTAATCAAATATCTAAAAATTGTCCCGGTATCAAACCGTTGATGAAGTCAGGATATGTTCTTAGAGCGCCAGCAGACTTTGTTATTAAAACAGGGCCTGATATTGAAAACCTTGGTTGGGAAGTTCCATTTCACTTTGTAAAACCTAATAGTGGCAATTACACTATTCAAGGATACGAGTACTATATTAATTGGCATGCGCCTTGGCAGACAGAACCATTAATTCCAGATGACACTAAGAATACAAATAAGCCCTATCATAATTCAGCAGTTAAAGTTGAAACTCCTTGGAGAGTAAAAGCTAGTGATGACATGTTGTTATTACAGATGCCTGTTTCGTATAACAACGAAACAAGATTTACGGCTGCTTACGGAATTATTGATCCAATGTATATGCATGCCATTCCTGTGCAATTGTTTTGGCATGTACTTGAAGGCGAGACATTAGTTAAAGCAGGCACTCCATTAGCACAGTATATCCCAATTAGTCGATCAATGTTACACGAACACGAAATAACAGTGGACACTGGCGGCGATATTGAACGAGAAGTTGAAGATGCATTTGTGTTTGCTAATCATCACAAGTTTGCTAAAACAGATAACGTAGTTGCTAAAGTACAAAGAGTAATGAAATTATTTAAGCACTTCAAAAAGAAATATCCAAAATCTAAACTTTAAAAAAGGAACTACTATGCTTAACAATATTTTAAAAGTCTTAGCTATAATTTTTTTAACAGAACTTTGTATCTTATACGGGTCTGATGTGTACACTATGTTATTTTATGTGGACCCATTTTATACAATTGAACCATGAAACGATTTATTTTTGATGTTGACGGAACACTGACACCTAGCAGGCAGCGCATTAATGCTGATTTTCAACGCTGGTTTTTAGAGTTCACATACGACAACGCTGTACATCTTGTTACAGGCAGTGACTATCCTAAAACTGTAGAACAAGTTGGTACTAGTATTGTTGAAAATGTTAATACTGTTTACAATTGTAGCGGTAGTGATGTTTGGGAAGCTGGAAAGAATATTAGAAGTTCAGACTGGGTTTTACCGTTAGTAGAAAAGTCTTTTTTAGATGGAAAGTTAGTCGAAAGTACATTTCCTTTACGCACTGGATTACATATTGAAAATCGTACAGGTATGGTAAACTATAGTATTGTAGGACGTAATGCTACAATGAAAGAACGCAAACTGTATGCTATTTACGACAACGAACACAACGAACGAAATAAAATTGCATCAGAATTCAATAATTTGTTTCCAAATTTACAAGCAACTGTAGGTGGCGAAACTGGTATTGATATTGCACCACGTGGCAATGATAAAAGTCAAATATTAAGCGACTTTGATTCTAATGACGAACTACACTTTTTTGGTGATGCTATGCACAAAGAAGGAAATGACTATCCTTTAAAGCGACAAATCATTGACAATGATTTAGGAATGTGTTATACTGTAATAGACTGGAAACACACTTGGGAATTATTAAAACAACATGATTAAACGTATAGGCTTCGCATGTAAATACATGCACCCGGACCAAACACAGACTAAGAAAGTATTAGAAGAAATTCAGCGGCCACTAAATACAAAAAGTACAACAGTACAGTGGCTTAATAGACAAACCCGTGAAGTTGCTGAAGAACGGTTGTGGGATATTATGGTTCATAATGTACAATCGTACATGAACCTAATTACATATGTTGGAGGTTTACCAAATGAATTACGAATGGTTAGACTTGGTAGTGATGTACTTCCTGTGTATACTCAGCATGAGTGGTCTTATTTTTGGCGTAAGCCGGATGTTGTTGCGTACTGTGAGAAAAACTTTGCAAACGTTGGCAAACAAGCAAGAGCCCTCGATGTTAGACTCTCCATGCACCCAGGCCAATTTACAGTCCTTGCTTCAGATAGTCCGGAAATAGTAGAGAGGAGCATAGAAGAATTTGAATATCACACCGATGTCATCCGCTGGATGGGCTATGGACGCACATTCCAAGACTTCAAGTGCAACGTCCATATATCAGGCAGGCAAGGTCCAGCCGGTATTAAACATGCCGTCAACAACAGACTTTCTCCGGAGGCGAGAAATTGCATTACGATCGAAAACGACGAAAACAAGTGGGGCATCGAACACAGTCTCGAGCTTGTCGACACATGTGCATTGGTGCTCGACATACACCATCACTGGTGCCGCGAAGGTGAGTATATACTGCCCACCGACGATAGATTTGCTCGCGTAATAGATTCGTGGCGTGGTGTGCGTCCTGCAATACATTATTCATACAGTCGCACAGAACACTTACCTGCAGAGTTTGCACACAATACAATGCCAGATATGCCTGCACTATTAGAAGCAGGATACAAGAAAGCAAAATTACGAGCCCATAGTGATTACTATCCTAATAACACAGTTAACGATTGGGCGTTACAGTTTTTAGACTACGCAGATATTATGTGTGAGAGCAAGATGAAAAATTTAGCAAGCATTAAATTGCTAGGTCAATACAATAAATATGTAACAACGGAGGCTTATGCCGAAAATGAGAAAGTTCCTTTTTTGGAATGAAAAAGGTGATGAAAAAGAAACAGAACAATTGAGTCTAACAAGAGCAGTAAAATCTGTACAGGGCGATTTTAAAGACCAGTTTATTGGTGTTGAATACATTAGTAAAAAAGGTAAAGAAATGATAGACACAGTAAAGCTACCATGGGGTAGAAAAATAAGACAAGCGATTCAAACTGAACAAAAAAGAGCCGCTTTAAAGGCTAAACAGGCCTTACGTTAATAAAGGAAAATAAAATGATTAAATTATGGATTAAACAAAGACTTGAGGAGCGTACATCAATAGATGGTGCGGCTCTTATTGCATTAGGACTAGTAGTTCTTATTGCAGGACCATTTGCAAAACTAGCGGCATATGCGGCTATTGCATACGGTGCATGGACGATTTGGAAAAAAGAAGACTAAATCTCGTCAATCCTTATATTAGATCCTGCAGGTAAGTTTAATATCTTACGCTGTTCAACACCTTTACGTTGAGCAAAACGCTTAGGATCGCAGTTAGGGCAAACGTGGACATAGAAGTTATCTAAACGCTTCGGGTCTACTTTGCCCTTTTCTCTCTTAAAGTCTTCTTTGCATTCGTCACATTGAAATATTGCATAACTACATGTACGTTTGTATGTGTGAGATTTTCCTGTTTTACTCTTACGAACATAAAAACGTATTTCTTTTTCAATTCTTTTGAACATATATGTATTTATTTACATTCGGATTATAAAGCATTGTATAAATACAATAGGAGAAGGTAACATGGACGCAGTATTTTTAACAGATTCAGCCAAAGAAAAGATGACAAGATTACTTAAAGAAAATGACAAACCAGCAATTAAGCTACAAATACAAGGTGGTGGATGTGCAGGATTTAAGTATGATTGGATAATGGCAGACGGCTTAGAAGATGGCGATGAAGTTATCGACTTACCAAACGGCAAGTTTATTATAGACCGTACTAGCATTATGTACTTACTAGGATCTACTATAGACTACAAAAAAGAACTATTCGGTTCATACTTTGATATTAGAAACCCTGCAAGCACAAGTAGCTGTGGTTGCGGTGAAAGCGTAGGATTTTAAAAGATGGCAAAAAATGATATTTATTTAGGTGTAGAAGGTAACGACGGTACAGGTGATAGTATACGTGAAGCGTTCCGTAAAGCAAACGAGAACTTCACAGAACTATACGCTGTATTTGGACAAGGTGGAACAATTAGTTTTACCGCACTTAACGATACACCAACAGGAATTACACCCGGTGGCGTATTAATTGGTAATACAACAGGTACTGAACTCCTTGCAAAAACGCTTTCAGCAGGAACAGGTATTAGTATTGATAATACAAGTACAAGTAATATTACTATTACAAACACAGGTGCTAATATTAACGCTGATACAAGTCCAATATTTGGTGGACCTGTAAGTGGTAACGAAGTTTATGCTATTGGTAAAATTGCTACATCACCACAAGCTATAGCTGAATTTAACACTACACATGGTAGTGCGATTACAGTTAACGACATTGTAACAGATAAAAAGTTTCAAGATCAATACTATGCGCCAAACACAACGTTTGAACCAACAAAGCCTGTATATGCTAGAACAGAGCCTGCTAACGCAAGCGAATATACAAAAACTATTGCAGAATACAGAGCTGGTAATGTTGTAATTAGTAATCATGGTTTTGACTGGAGTATTAACGGAACTAAATGGCAGTACTCAACAACAGGTTCCGCACCAAACGGATTAACAACCAGTACAGATTATTTTGTAAGATGGGTTAACGAAGATCAATTAAGTTTACATGCTACTAAAGCTGAAGCACAAAACAATAACGATACTACCCGTGTTAAAATTAATATTGCACTTGGCACACAAACATCAGTTTCAGGTACAGACATTGTTAAAGATACAGCATATGATGATGCCTACTATGGTTTCTACAAAACAGATGAAGCACTTCCAAGAAGTGCGGCAGTAAGACGCCAAGGCGATGACATGACAGGTGCTTTATACTTGCATGATCATCCAGGTGACTTATCAGGTATTGACACAGGCGATATAAAAGATAAACAAGCCGCAACAAAATTATATGTGGACAACAATAGTTACAGTTCAACAGAAGATATCTTTGTAACTAAACAAGGTGACGATACACAAGCACGTACTCCTGTAGGACTTGAAGGACGCGGATTAGGTTATGCATACGGAAGTCTAAAAGCGGCTTTGCAAAAAGCTGAAGAAGTTATTGAAAGTGCTCCGATTGAGCCAGGTGCTTATAGACAAACTATCACATACGATAACGGTAAGGGTATTGCTCTTGTAACAGGAGTAGGACCAACAACACAAAATACTGCGGCATATCATGCACAAACTTACCTAAGAGAAAACAAAAGATTTATTCAAAAAGCAGTTGTTGATTATGTAAATGATACATTTCCAACTCTTGCATATACTCCAACAAGTGTACAGAATCCAAATGCTGAAGCAATTCTAGTACAAAATAAAAAGTTTATTCAAGAAGAAGTTACATACTGGATTAACCATAATGTAGGAACAGCTGGCGGTTCAGGTATATGGAACAACTTTGATTACAGCAGTGCAAAATGTAAACGTGATGTAGGGTACATTGTTGATGCATGGATTAACGACTTGTCAAGAGGCGGCAACATTGAAACACGTAGAATGGCTTCAAGTTATCTTGCTGGTCAGCAAAATGCTGTTGGACCTTCTGGTACAGGATTAGGTACTGCGGATCAAATAGCACAAACAAATTTGGCAATTGAATTTGCAAGAGACCTTGTTGTAAACAATGTATTATCTAACTCAGCATATACATCAAAGCAAGGAACATTTGTTGTTGATGATCAAAACTTAACAGCAAACGCTTTCCAATTTTATATTGGACGTAGCAGTTATGCACAGTCATATGTTAACGGTGGTACAGTTACTAAATCAGACAATACAGTATTAGCAGTAAGCACATTTGCTTATAGCGAATCTACAGGTATTGCAACTCTTACAACTACAACAAACCACGGACTATCAGCAACTAACGTTGTTACAATAGCAGGTATTAATGTTACTTGTACATTTGAAGGATCTACAGTAGCAAAAGTTTATCCAGAAAGTTTACCTCAGGTTATTACAACACTTGCAGTTGAAACAGGTACAGGTGTTAACGATGTTGCAAATAGAGCAAGCACATTAACAAGTGTAATTACAAATGTTATAACTAACGGACTTAATTCATTAGTGGCACCAGAGAAACCTGCTATAGTTGACAACACATGCGAAAGAGATGTTGGACTTATTATTGATGGAATGCTTATAGACATTGGTAATGGTACAAACAGCAACTACAACGCTATACAAGCGGCTACACGCTATTTTAGTACAAGTTCAGGCGCTAGAGCACGTATTAGTCAAGGACAAGAAACTAGAGCGGCTATGACAAAAGCAAAAGCTATTGTTAATAGTGTTGTACAAAATGTTGACTTATTAACCCAAAGTAAAAGATTTGCTGTTGAATCAGATAACTTAACAACAAATACATTCCAAGTAGCAGTGGGAACAAATCCATATGCTCACACATATATAAGTGGCGGTACTGTTGCATTTGGTGGTGTTACATATAATATTAACGGATTCAACTATAATCATACAACAGGTAAAGGTATCATTACAACTACTACTGCACACGGATTAGGTGCAGGTGATGTTGTTGTACTTGATGCTATTACGTTTGAATGTACATTTGGCATGAAAGTTTATCCATCAGATTACACAACTTTAATTCCACAATGGTTTAATGCAAATATTAACGATGTTAGTACACAAATTAAAGATGCGTTAAATGCCAAGTTTGATATTATACTTGATATATTAGAAAACGGCTTTAGTGCTAGAAACAACTACACACTAGTTGAAGGTAGTACATTCTCAATTGAATTTGGTAACGGAACAGGCAACGATAGTACTGACCAAGGTATTAACACTAACGTTGATATTCTTCC